CGGTGATGATGGGGTGGTTTTTGAGAATTGTAAATTCGATAATGGAATGTTAGAAATTGATACTGAAAGTTCAGTTACATTCTTAGGATTGGAAGAACAGAAAGAAGAACAAAATAGACAACGAGTAAAAGATTTACTAGAGAAAAGAAAAGCAAGACAACAAAATAACAATTAATTAAAAATGGAGAAAATTTTAGTAGAAAATCCTAATAGGTTTGTAATCTTCCCAATTCAGTATAATGATATTTGGGAATATTATAAGACACATCAGGCGGCCTTTTGGACGGCAGAAGAGATTGATTTAACAAACGACATTCGTGATTGGGAAAACCTATCAGACAATGAAAAGTATTTTGTTAAAAATGTATTATCGTTTTTTGCCGCATCAGACGGAATCGTAAATGAAAATTTGGCAGAGAATTTTTATAGAGAAGTTCAATATCCTGAGGCGAAATTCTTTTATGGATTTCAACTAATGATGGAGAATATACACTCATTAATGTATTCATTATTAATCGACACTTATGTTTCAAATCCGAAAGAAAAAGACGATTGTTTCCACGCAATCGACAAATTACCAGCGGTTCAAAAAAAGGCTACATGGGCTTTGGAGTGGATTAAAAACGCATCTTTCCAAGAAAGATTGGTGGCATTTGCCGCGGTAGAGGGAATCTTCTTTTCAGGTTCTTTTTGCTCAATCTTTTGGTTAAAATCAAGAGGTTTGATGCAAGGTTTGTGTAACGCAAACTCGTTAATTTTTAAAGATGAAAATTTACATTGTGATTTTGCAATTCATTTGTTAAACAATCACGTTGAAAATAAACCAAGCGAAAAACGAATTAAAGAAATTCTATTATCGGCGTTGGAGATTGAAAAAGAATTCATTACTGAATCTTTACCGGTTTCTCTAATAGGTATGAACTCAAATCTAATGAAACAATATTTAGAGTTTGTATTAGATGGACTACTAGTTAAAATGGGTTGTAAAAAACAATTTAATGTTGAACAACCATTTAAATTTATGGAACAAATTGCCGTTGAAACCAAAGGAAACTTCTTTGAATCAAGAACCGTTGAGTATCAAAAGGCTAAATTAAATGAATCAATTAATTTTACAGAAGATTTCTAATATGATGTCACTAAAAATAAAAAAAAGAGGTGGAGATGAGGTATCATTTAACCCACAAAAGATTTATAATCGAATTAAAAAAGCTTCAAAAGGATTGAATGTTAATTCTGATGAGATTTTTATTAAAGTTATAACATCTGTTCCTGTTGAAGGACATATTACAACAAAAGAATTAGATAAATTAGTTTATGAAATTGCTGCGTCATATACAGGTAGTCATCACGACTATTCTCGTTTGGCAGCATCAGTTGCGATATCTTCATATCATAAAGAAACAAATCCTAGTTTTTATGAAACAATGGAAGAGTTGCATAAAGAAGGTATTATAAACAAAGACCTAATTATTTTAATGCAAATGTTTGGTAAAGAAAAAATAGATTCTATTATCAATCACGACAATGATTATAACTTTGATTACTTCGCTTGGAGGTCATTACAAGAAATGTATCTTTTAAAATTACCTAATGGTAAAACTATCGAAAGACCTCAACACATGTATATGAGAGTTGCCTTATGGACAACAAATAGTTTTGAAGATGCTATCGAGTATTATAAATCATTATCAAACCAATTAATATCTCCGGCAACCCCAATTATGATAAATGCGGGAACAAAGGTGCCTCAATTGGCATCCTGCGTACTACATTACAATAATTCTGATTCAAGAGAAGGGTTACTTCAAACGATGAATGATATTTCAACTTATTCATCTGACGCGGCAGGTATTGGATTGTCTATGAGTAATATTAGAAGTAAAGAAAGTAGAATATCTACATCAGGAGGCTTTGCGGGTGGATTACTTAAATATCTTAAAATTGTTAACGAATCACTTAGATTCTTTAATCAACAAGGTAGAAGACCTGGCAGTGCGGCAATTTATCTTGAACCTTGGCATAAAGACATTTTTGACTTATTGGAGATTAAAAAGAACACAGGTGCTGAAGAATTAAGAGCGAGAGATTTATTCACGGCTCTTTGGATTCCTGATAACTTTATGAGAGCGGTTAAAAACAATGAAGACTGGTATTTGTTTTGCCCTAACGACATTAAAAAGTCTGGCATTAAACCATTACAAGAATGTTATGGAGAAGAATACGAAGCCAACTATTCTCTTGCGGTTTCAATGGGACTTGGAAAGAAAGTTAAGGCTCAAGATGTTTGGACTAAAATTGTTGAATCTCAAGTAGAAACGGGAGTTCCTTATTTATGCTCCAAAGATAATGCAAATAGAAAAACTAACCACCAAAACATTGGAGTTATTAAACAATCAAATCTTTGTAATGAGATTTATCAATATACTGATGAAAAAACAACCGCAATATGTACACTATCATCAATGGTTTTAAAAAACTTTATTAAAGATGGTGTTTTTGACTTTAATTTATTATATCAAGAAACTTGTAAGGTTGTTAGAGCGTTAAACAAAGTTGTTAATATAAACAATTACTCAACAGAAAAAGGTAAAAAAGGTGGTTTAGAACAAAGAGCGATTGCTATCGGAACTCAAGGGTTGGCGGACGTTTTTTATTTAATGGACTACACTTTTACTTCAGAGGAGGCGAAGAAATTAAACAAAGAAATTTTTGAAACAATTTATTTTGCGGCAATTACCGAGAGTAACAGACTTTGTATGGATGGTAAGTATAATCCTTATTCATATTTTGAAGGTTCCCCAATGTCAAACGGTGTTTTCCAATTCGATATGTGGGGTTTAAATGAAGATAATTTATCAGGTAGATGGCCTTGGGATGTATTAAAAGAAAACGTTAAAAAATATGGGGTTTGTAATTCATTATTTACCGCTCAAATGCCTGTGGCGTCATCGGCTAAGATTACAGGGTCATATGAAATGACAGAACCGGCTCATTCGGCAATCTTCAATAGAAGAGTTGTTGGTGGAGAGATTATGATTGTTAACAAATACTTAATAAATGATTTTGAAAAACTTGGTATTTGGTGTGAGGATTTAAAGAATGAAATTATCTTAAATGAAGGGTCAATTCAAAATATTAATTTTAACAATTACTTAGATACTGAGGATAAACATTATCATAAAAAAGTTAAACGTATTGAACACTTATTACCTAAATATAAAACAATTTGGGAGATTTCACAAAAAGAACTAATTGACATGGCTGCGGACAGAGCCCCATTCATTGACCAATCACAATCGATGAACATTTATATGGGTAATCCAACTCTATCGAAGATAACATCATCGCACTTTCACTCTTGGGAAAAAGGATTAAAGACATTGTGTTATTATGTTAGAACTAAAGCAATTTCAACAGGAGCAAAACATTTGGCGGTAGATATTTCCAAAATGGAAAAACCTAAACCAAAAATGGAGACTCCAAAGGTAGAAATTAAATTACCTGAAAAACCAAAAGATAGTGAATTTGAGTGTTTTGGATGTTCATCGTAAACCCTAATTTATCCCGACATTGTGTCGGGATTTTTTATTTCCATCTATTTATAGAAAATAAATACGACATATATTTATAGATATGCCTCAAAATAACACATATGGTATAAATTTTCCTTTTAGAGATTCTTTAGATGGTAAGTATTTGAAATTATCAACAACTAATGATGAAGAGATTAGAAACAATTTGATACATTTACTTTTAACCAGAAAAGGAACAAGATATTTTTTACCTAATTTTGGAACTAGATTATATGAATATTTATTTGAACCTTTAGATGGACCTACATTTTCAGAAATTGAATTTGAAATTAGAGAATCTGTTGAAGAATATATACCTAATATAACAATAACTAAAATAGATATTAAGGCGGCGTCGGATGGTGAAGAAAATAAAGGAACAATAGTTACTGATAATGACGAAAGAATTTATCGAGTACCTGGAATTGGAACTAAAGAACACACTGCAAAAATAAGAATAGATTACACTATAACTGATAGCGCGTTTGACGCCAGTGATTTTGTAATTATAAATGTTTAAAAATATGGCAAACAATAAAATTTCATACACTACAAGAGATTTTCAGTCAATTAGAACTGAATTAGCAAATTATGTTAAAACATATTATCCCGAATTAGTTTCCAATTTTAACGACGCTTCGGTATTTTCAGTTTTGATGGATTTAAATGCTGCGGTTACCGATAATCTACATTTTAATATTGATAGGAGTATTCAAGAAACTGTTTTACAATACGCTCAACAAAGAGCGTCAATTTATAACATTGCAAGAACTTACGGACTTAAAATACCCGGACAAAGACCCTCAGTGGCTTTAGTAGACTTTTCAATCACAGTACCCCCATTTGGAGACCAAGAAGATTTAAGATATTGTGGTATATTAAGAAGAGGTTCTCAATTTTTCGGGGCAGGACAACCTTTTGAAACTGTATATGACGTTGATTTCGCCTCTAATTTTAATGCTGATGGACAGGTTAATAGAATAAAACGACCTAATCGAGATGCAAATGGTGGGATTTTAAATTACACAATTATTAAAAGAGAAACCGTTGTTAATGGAATAACTAAAGTATTTAAAAAAGTTATAACACCAAATGATGTTAGACCATTTTATGAGCTTTTTTTACCTGAAAGAAACGTACTTGGAATTACAAGTGTGTTATTAAAAAATGGTACCGATTATGCTGAAATACCGCCACCACAAGAATTTTTAAGTCCTGATAATAAATGGTACGAGGTTAGAGCATTGATTGAGGATAGAGTTTTCATTGAAGACCCAACAAAGGTATCTGATAGACCCGGAATTAAGGTGGGTAAATACATAAAAACAAGTAATAAATTTATTAGTGAGTTTACACCTGAAGGTTTTTGTAAATTAACATTTGGTGGAGGTTCACAATCTGCTGAAGACCAATTGGCGGATTTTGCCAGACAAGGGTTTAAATTAGATTTATACAAATATTCGAATAATTTAGCTTTAGGTAGAGCCCTAATACCAAACTCAACATTATTTGTTCAATATAGAATTGGTGGTGGAGTTAGTAGTAATGTGGGTGTAAATGTTATTAATCAAGTTGGAACTGTTTCGTTTTTCGCAAATGGTCCTTCCGAAAGTATTAATACAACAGTAATTAAATCTTTATCGTGTAATAACGTAACCGCCGCAATAGGAGGGGCGAATAATCCAACACTTGAAGAAGTTAGAAACTTAGTAACTTTTAATTTTGCGGCTCAAAATAGGGCGGTAACGGTTAATGATTATGATGCTATTATTAGAACAATGCCATCACAATTCGGGGCTCCGGCAAAAGTTGCAATCACCGAAGAAGAAAACAAGGTTAAAGTTAAAATGTTGTCATTTGATGAAACAGGAAAATTAACAGAGACAATATCTAATACTTTGGCAAACAATGTTGCAAACTACCTTTCTAATTATAGAATGATTAATGACTACGTATCAATTGAGGTCGCAAACGTTATTGATTTAGGAGTAACTGTTGAGGTTGTCTTAGATAATTCGCAAAATCAAGGGGCAATTATATCAAAAATAATTAATATAATTTCAAATTATTTTGACGCATCTAATTTAGAAATGGGTCAAAATGTTAACATTTCTGAACTTAGAAAACAAATACAAAATGAAAATGGTATTATATCAATAGCATCTTTAAAAGTTTTTAATAAAGTTGGAGGTTCGTATTCATCATCTCAAACTTCTCAAAGGTATGCAAATCCTCAAATAAGAGAAATTGAATTAATAGATGACACAATATTTGCAGAACCAACTCAAATATATCAAATAAGATTCCCAAGCAAAGATATTAACGTTAGTGTTAAAAATCTTAGAACTGTTAATTTTTCATAGTAATTTATTTTACTAATTTCTACATTATCTTTATGAAAATACATAATAAACTATTTATGTTAAAAGATTTCGTAGATGTCAAAATCATATAGAATAAGAACCGAAGTAGGTGTTGATAAATCAGTAAACGTATATCTAGACCAAGATTTTGAGTTTTTAGAGATATTATCATTAAAATTACTACAAAGCCAAATTTATACCAGACCTTGTGCTGACTATGGAGTTGTTGTGGGTAGAGTATCCATAAATAATGGATTTGGAATTCCAAATGCCAAAGTGTCGATATTTGTTCCTTTAACAGATGAAGACGGATTAAATCCCGCAATTTTTGATTTATATCCTTACAAATCTTTATCGGATATTAATGATGATGGTTATAGATATAACTTATTACCGTATACCAAACAACACGGAGGACATACACCAACGGGTACTTTTTTTGATAGAGAAGATGTTTTAATTGACACAAATTTAATTGAAGTCTACGACAAGTATTTTAAATATACCGCAAGAACAAATGATAGTGGTGATTTTATGCTATTTGGAGTTCCTTTAGGGTCTCAAACGATTCATATCGATATTGACTTATCTGATATTGGGGAGTTTTCGTTATTTCCCCAAGATTTAATCAGAATGGGTAGGGCAACACAAAGTCAAGTTGCTGGAACAAGATTTAAATCATCGACAAATTTAAATGAGTTACCTCAAATTGTGAGTATAAATAGGACTGTTGAAGTTGAACCACTTTGGGGTCAAGAAGATTTTTGTAATATTGGGATTACAAGAAGTGATTTTGATTTAAGTGATGGTCTTAATATTAAGATAGAACCAACCGCAATATTTATGGGCTCTATTTTTTCAAGTAATGAAAACCAAGCTCAAAAAAGAAATTGTAAACCAAGACTAAAGTCGGGTAAGTTATGTTCTTTAGTTGCGGGACCTGGTGAAATATTAGCGATACGACAAACAATATTTCAAGATACGTTAGGAAGACCCGCATTAGAAACATTTGCGTTAGAGGAAGGAGGACAAGTTATAGACGACAACGGTACTTGGATGGTCGATTTACCAATGAATTTAGATTATGTGATAACTAATGAATTTGGTGAGCAAGTTTTATCTAATGACCCAACAAAAGGAATACCAACAAGAGCGAAATATAGATTTAAAATTAAATGGAATCAACAACCTTCGCTTAGAGAACCCATAAAAAGAGGGTATTTCTTAGTTCCAAATATTAGAGAATACGGATGGGGACCTACGGGAGGAACAGACCCGTTAGCCCAACCAACAAATACTCCACAATATAATGTCGGACTACAAAGTTACGCATTTAGTATAGATTGGAATGATTACGGAACGACCGGAACAACATTGGGAGACCAAATGATACAATCGGCAATAAATTGTGAAGATAAGTTTTACGAATTTTCATATAATAAAGTTTACACGGTTGCTCAGTTCATTGACCAATTTAGAAAAGGAAATATGATAAATAGGGTTATTGCCATTAAAGACATATTGGAAGATACTTGCGAAAGTGATGTTAATAAATTCCCAACAAACGACGCTAATTTAAGGTGGGATATTATATATCTTTTGTTTACCATAATGTTATATATTTTCAGACCGATAATTTATCTTTTATTAATTATAACACACATCTTAGCGTTTTACTTATTAATAATGGGTCCTATTAATGCTTTTATAGTTTTTGTTGTTTATGGAATTGTCATATTAATTTGTATGTTTATTAGTGGATTAATACAAATTTTAAATGGTATATGTCTACCATTAGGTATTGGCTGCATTTTTAATATCCAATGTGGAGTATGCCCTTGTCCAACAAAAGAAGACTTTAAGAAAGCCATTATAGACACATTAAATCTTTATAAAAATTTTAAAAATTTAAAATTACCTAATTTAACATATCCTGATTGTGAATTATGTGATTGCGGAGACCCTGGAACTATTAATGATAGTCCGCAACAAAATGAATTAACGGCGAGTAGTTATGCTGAACTAGCAGAGTCAGGAGTTATTTCAGTGTTATCTCAGTACCCTATCGCATCAAATTACTCAACACCGATATCAACACCAAACGACTCGGCATACTATAATGTTATGGCGGGAGGTGCGGTACAAGCATCGCCAAATGGAGTTAGTACATCAAGAGCACCACAAACTTTAACTTATCAAAGTGTTAACGGTCCTGAGGTAGTAACAATACAAGATACTTTCCCAATTAATGTTTATGAAAATGTACCAACAATAAAAACTACATTACTTTATACTCAAAGTATTCCTTTAGCAGAAAAAATAAATTTATTTAATGTTAAGGCAAAATATTTTGAACCCAACTCCTTTGGAGGTAACCCAGGTGGAGGTGTAAATCAAATAGAAGTTAAATTTAATGTAGATGCAAATCCATCACCCGTTGCGTACCATAAAGATAATGTTATTGTTATTAGTTGTTCTTCGGGTAATTTAGCAACATTTACTGCAGGGCAAATTATAACGTTTCAAGAAATTACAAAATCTAAAGATATTAATGTTACCGGAGGAACATTAAATCAATTTGGAACTAATTCGGCAACTGGAGAGACGTACCCTCAAAGTCAGACGTATTCCGTAAATTGGGCAAAACCTGATGGAACTGGAAATGCTTTAACTACGTATTTAATTACTGGAGATACTCAAACAAATGGAAAAGATGGGGATTATCATAAGTTTCCTATAGATATGGAGTATTTTCAAGTGATTACCGCGATGACATACGGTAATTTTGCCAATGTCGCTAGTGGAAACACCTCATTACAAAATTCATTATATTCAAGATACTTAAATGGTGTTATGAATTTTTATGCGGTTGATAGAGAAAGTAATGAACTAAGTGGTTCGGTTGTCTATAAGCCTATTGAGTATTATCAAAATAATGGTAAGGACGAAGTTATAGTATTTTTAGTTAGAGGAGTAGACCCATATTCATCAAGAACAAAAGTAAGGTATGATTTAAATAAATTATTCGGTAATTCTAATTTTGCAACGGCAGGAGGAAATCCAAATTTAGTGATTGAGGGACAATATAAATTAAACATACCAATACAAGGGGGTTTAAAATGTGTCGCGCATAATGATTTTATAATTAATACAAGTATAAATGGCGGACCTACAGGGTATTCTCCGAATCAAAATTTATATCACAAATCTTATAGATATAAACCTAATATCGGAGGAACTACAGGGGAGGGTAACCTGTCAGCATTTACATCTAATTTACCATCATATTATTCTAAAATAGATTCAACAAACACTTCATTCGCGCCTATAAACCCATCACCATTAATCGGTACTTTATCTGTTTTTACAGACTCAAGTTCCGCGCTTAGAATGAGAACTTCATGTTTTGGTTCTGGCGGTTTTGAAAATGGTTTTATGGGTTATTTGTCTGGAACTATATTTGTTAGAAGATGTGTTAATGGGGTAGATAGTAATGGGATTAATATTAATACATATTACGGAACACCACCTATTAGTTCACCATCTTGGGGGCCATTAGAACCTAGAACAGTAAACGGAGGTTCGTTCAATTGCAATTCAACACCAACAAATCATAACGGAGGTTATTTTCCGGGAGAATATATTGACGGGGGTTCCGTAATGGCACAGTATTTTAATAGAAAATATCAAAATAATGGGGGTAATGTAAATTCTGCCGCAAACCAAACTTGTACAACAACTAATTTTCCCGGGTACTACTATTCAACAAAATATCCTACATCACTTAATTTAAGTTACGATGACAATCCTTTTGACAGAAGAATTATTATGAGGTCTGATAGACTGCCAACATCTACTGTAACAACTGATAATGGTGGAGATAGTTCATTTGTCTTACAAACAAATCTAAATTTTATCGCTCTTCAGGTCTCTGATGACGGAGTTTTAACACCACCAGACTCTGGAGGTTCTTTGGGAGTACCATCACCTGGAGGTACTGATGAAAATATACAAGATAGTAATGTTAATACCGCGATTTTTGACTCATTTACTTGTGGAGGACTAATTCCTTTATCTTGTTATGATGTTAGTGCTAATGGTGAAGTTATAATAAAGTCAACGTCTGACAATTGCTACGATAATGGATACGGCACTAAAATAGTGCAAAATGGTTGTTATGTTACAGTAACAAAAATATTTCTATCATTAATATTAGACTTCAAAATATTGGTTGAATGGGCGTCAAGAATTCAAATTAATTTTGGTGCATGTAGAAATGTTTGGTCACATATGTTTACAAATAATTGGATAAATGGTTCGTTATATGCCTTCCCAATAAATAACGATAGATTTTTTACAGAGCCTAATTCGTCAAACCCAAACAAACCTTATAGTCTATATTGTAAAAAAACAATGATACTACACCCAACAAATAATTTCTACTATAGAAGCTCACCTTATTCAGATATTGATGGTAGTTTTGTAGGAGGGATACCATCACAATCTAAGTTCTCAAATGAGAGAAATATCTTGTTTCCAACAACAGTAGTTGATTTAGGGCCTAAAAACATGTTTGTTCAAGAATTGGTAATGTCTGATGAGTATGATGGATACGTAGTTAATAAACTACCACAAACAACTTTTGGTGATGTTGACGAAATATTAAATTTATTCATTATTTCAAGAATGACAAATACGTCTTTTTTAGGATTGCTTTTTGGAGCGGGAGGGGCAAATGTTTTGAGTTATTTCTCAAGAATTGGTACTAAATTAATGGTTGACGGGGATTATGCTCAAAGTATATCTATTAATTCTGAGTTAGGAGTATCCCCATTTCAAGCGGACACTTACCCATCTCAACCAGGCCCACCTCAAGACCCTATATTTTTTACTAACGCAAACTCTGACGAACCCGCATTTGGGATATTTTTCTCTTCAGATACTCAATTACGAGATTGGATTAGTCCAAAAAGAACAATTATAGTCCCAACAGGAAACACAACAACACCATGCGTTTTTAACAACTATGGAGTTTTTTCCCAAGAAGTCCCATTTTATCAATGGAATATAGATGACAATAGTGAAGATGATAATATATTCGGTTCCGAAGATAATAATTGGTATACTAAAAATGATATACAACAATCAAACTCATTTTTAAAGTACAAATATCAATCAATGGATAGAATTGCACAACAATGTAGGTACTTTAGGCCTGTGAATCAGTCAAACCAATCAAATGTGAAAGGACATATTTATTCGGTAACTCAAACAACACCAACACAATTAAGTCCTGAAATTGCGGATTGGCAAACAAACAGTTTCGGACCTACACCAAGAGCAATTACGGTTGGAGCACCTTTCCATTTTTATTTTGGGTTGAAAAAAGGAAAAACCGCTTGGGATAGATTTGCAAAAAAATGGTTAGATTTAGAAAATATTGAAATAGATGGGTAATAATAATGACATAAGAGTTGTCTTAGGTTCTTTAAGATATAAGTCGGCACCAAATACCGACATATCTTTTAAAGTTCCTTTGGAACAAAATTACAAACAAAATGTTGAGTTTGATAGAATCTCTAACATTAATTTACAACAAGTTTTTGATGACGAAAGACAAGCATCAACCATTTTTAGACCTGCTTGTAAATTTTCTGTATTATTTAAAAATTCATATGCCGGTCAAACAAATTATGTTCCATTTGAAAACAATATGTATTATCTAAATGTTGATGGTGCTGCAGCGGCTCAGTGTGCTTTAGGAGCGAATGCGGTTTCATGGACCGGATTACCACAATATAATGAATTTGACTTTATAAGAACTGATTATAATGTTTCAGGATATACACAACCACCAAACAATCACTTATTATTTAATGCGAGAAGTGCGTCAACATATAATTGGAATTTTTATGTATCATACCCATTTCAAAACGATTTTACAAAAAATTTACAAGCAATAGATAAAAAAACTTTACAGACGTTAACATGGGCTAGTGGTGATGGAATACCTTTTGTAATTGAAAAGACTCAAAATTATGGTAAAAATTTAATTTCATTTAGATGTCCCGTAAAACATGGACTGAAAGTTAACGACCATGTACAATTAAATTTAAGTTATAACGGTACTAATATTTTTAAAGTTGATATTTTGGGTTCTAACACATTTGACAGTAATCAGTATGTTTTTAATTTAATAGATATTGGATATACAGGAAGTACTTTTAACACAGGAACTGTTGGTACATTTAAAAGAGTTATATTACAATCAAATACCGCCGACACGATATCTACATATTATGTTAGAAAACATAAAATAATAACAAATCCTGAAGATGCGGTTCTTGTGAAGGCAGGATTTGAAGAAAACCTATTTGGAACAAAAAAGAAATATGAAAGTAGTGCTTACACCCCAAACAATATTTCAAGGGTTTCAATAAAAGAAGGAGCTCAATCATATACACTTTCCTTTAATAAGGATATTAATATTAGAAATAGACTAGATAATTTAGGAAGACCGTTGACTGAAATTTTTTTCACAACAATTTGGAGTGGGTATTTTGGGTGGACAACCGGTAAATTAAAACAAGGATACGAATTTAATCTACCTTTAGACCCAAGTACAGGATTACCAAACACTTATTGGGAAAATATCAATTCATATTCTGATTCAGGGATTCCAACACAAAATTGGACAAATTCTTTAGGTAATACTTTTAGTTATGTTAAACCTTTAAAAGTAGACGACATTATTGACGGTGATTTATGTGAGTGGAATGAATTTGAACAAAAAGAAAGAGTCATATCCAAAATAAATCATAAATTCATATTTAATCCGACATACTTTAGTATTTTTATACCTCCAACAATTGCTAACAACCCATATGGGTATTATTATCAACCACATTATAAATTAAAATTACGAGATTATTCAGATTATATTGAAACCGCGGCTCCTGCCGGAGTTGTCAATATTCCTAGTTACGCATACTTCTCAAGTACTTTAAATCAATTTTTATGGAGAGACATATATACCTATGGGTTTATAGATGGTGTGTCTAATTTAGGAGTTAACTATCCATTTTTAAATCAAGCACATTATCCTTTTGATAATTATATTTTTAGAATAGTGCCGGAAGGAACTAATTATACTGAACAGACAATAATTGCTAACCCAATAACAGATGAGTGTGAATAATAGTTATAGATTTACAATACCGACAAACGACAAGTATATTAATATTCCTTTAGAAATTAAATGGGATATTGGTGGTAGACAACAAGATATTGATGTATATGAAAAAGAAGTTGTAAGAGAGGTTATTGCTCCAAAAGGTAATTTTGAAATAAGCAGATATTCTCACAAAGAATATGGATTAAATAACGAAACCTCAATAACCTATGATTTTTATTTTTATAATTCACCGTCACCCGTAAGTGCATCAACAAATAATAATGATTGGCAAAATACTTATTTATATAATTTAGCCAACCCATCAGGATTTTCAGTAACAGAACTTTATTATTTTTTAAAACCTTTTAGAAATTCTTTTTTCAAGCTCGATTTGTATGACACCCCCGATTCAAAAACACAAAAAAATTATGTAACTATAATAATACCTACACAACAAGGTGATACAGAAATTGCCACATTATCAACATTAGTACCTAATGTAAAAGTAAAAAAACCCTTAATTAAATTGGATTTTATTGGAGATAAAGAAGGTTATTTTATTTATTGGTTAAGAAGTCCTGATTATATTAATATAGATACTTTTTACATGTCGGCAAAATTTTTTGATGCCAAAAATGGAGTTTTTGTTAGAATGATGAACGAACCACAATCTTCATTATCTAATAAATTTATATTTGACACTAATAGGTATTTTTATTATAAAACAAAAATAAATTATACAACTAAAAAATACGAAATTTTTAATTATTTAGACGTTAGAATCGGTAATGGAACACCAATAAAATGGTTTGAGTATGTTAACCCATAATGGACAATAGAATTTACCATATAAGAATCTCACCAGAAGTAATCCAAGGGGATATATTTACTGTACCTTATAATGCGGGGTCAATTATTCCCGACCCAATAATAGACCCTTGTTGCGATATTACAACCACTACAACCACAAGTAGAATTACTGGGTATACCAATGTTTATTCGTCAATGACTCAAGTTTTGTCGGGAGGAACAAACGGTAGTTCTTTATTAACAGGATTAACAGTACCAATTTATTTAACGCAAAATACTGTAGATATGGGTTATTACAGTGAATTTGATGGGCTGATTACTCAAAAAGATACTCTAAGTAATTTTTTATTTTCCGCATCAACAGGCTCACCATTTACTTATTATTTTTACAACACCTCTGATTTAGAATTTAAGAAATTTTTAAAATTCTCAAGTTACCAAGTCGATTGGGGAGACGGAACAAGCCCTGAAACAGTAAACGATTTATCGCCAAATTTTTATACTCATACGTACTCAACTCCTGGTTTATATACGATAAGTATGTCAGGAATAAATCCTTGGGGAATAACTTTAGTAACTAAAGAGGTGGAGATTCCGTTTACAGGAACGACTATACCAAATCCAAACGGAGCGGCTTATTTCATACCTCAAGGAGGAAATTGGTCCGCAACGCCAATTTCATTAAATTATTTATTTACGGGAGACTCAATCTGTGATATAGAATTACAGGCTAGTTCTGCTTACACCACAGTACCGTTTTTAATAACGGGATATACAAAATCAACAATAAGTGATTTAAGAGTTTATGGTAAAAAAACTCAACTTTATGCGGGTAAATATAAATTAAATGTACAAGTTACAGGTGATTCAGGTTCTGTTGGAACTGTTTATGGTCCATCACTAAATAACGATTCTACGGGGTATACTATAAATGGTATTAATTATTTTGATTTTAATGATGGTACTACAATATTTGTAACCGAATCTTCAGGATTGACAACGGATTGGTTAGTTTGTACCGCATTAACAAAAGAAGAAGTTTATATTAATGTTGTTGAACAAGCCCAAATACAATCGCAAGTTTTTGTGGACAGAGGTAAAAATTCAGGATTAGAGGTTTTAGAAAGATTGGGAGAAGTCGATAACGTTGGAGATATAGAAAAGTACGGATATGGATTTTTCAAAGTAATAAATTCGACCCCATAATATTTATAGATGGAGGTTAATAAAAAATATAGATAATGGCAACAGGAACTTATGGAACAATAAGACCGGCGGATGTTTCAGTAACAGATATTGAAATAATTTTAAACTACACACCGTCAAGGGATAATACAACTAATTTTGTTTTGACTAAATTAGATGCGCAAGGATTATTAACTCCGTATTTTAATAATGCGAATACAGGTGGAAACCCAAATGTTGAAATATTGGGAGGTCTTTATAATTTAAAATTACCAGCAGACCAATTTAATAAAATAGGTATTTACACTTTGTTAATAAGACCCGCACAAATTAGGACAAAAATTTTAGATTGTGGTGTGTTATCTGCGTTACCAAATGTTAAAGGTATTGTTATTGACTTAAATCAAGTTCCTGCGGAATATAGAAATAAATTTGTTAATCAAGGTTTAGTTGGTTTTAGAGTTGAATACCTTAATTCTGACGGAACAAAAATACCTAATTTCTTTAGATTAATAACATCTTCTTTTTATTGTGAACCCGTTGTTCAAAATTTGGCAAATACATCACAAAAAGCGATTAGATACTCATATACAAATGGTAATAGTAATTTAATTTTTTGTACATTATCACCGTCATCATCACCAACTAATAAACCAAGTGCAACACCTTATATCGGACAACCAGACCAATCAATTATTATAACTAATACTTTTTTCAACCCCATTACTTTAGACATTGAAATTGCGGAACACGATTTCTCAACTATTGCAATTGCTCTTTATGGTAATCAAACCAAATCTATTGATGACGGTGTTTACACAATCTACGATAGTGCAAATAACATATACAAACAATACAACTTGTATGAAATTAGAGACCAATTTAATTTGTTGTTG